TGACCAGTGGTTTTATGACAGACAGATTGCACAGAATGGTAATCCATTAACACAATCTATTAAAACACTGGAAGAAACTACTGAATTAATTGATGCTATTAATCGTAACGATAGACACGCTATGATGGATGCAGTAGGAGATATCTATGTCACCCTTAGGGGAGTATGCTTAACAGCAGGTGTTGAATTTGATAACTGTGTACAACAAGCTTACGATGAAATTAAAGACCGTACAGGCTATCTTCGAGAAGATGGTATGTTTATTAAGGATTAGATTATGGCTATTTATGGAGATAATAAACATAACTACGAAGATAATCGTGTTGAAATAGGTTGGGCAACTGAAATACATAACTACTTAGTAGACCAAGTGCAGCGAGCTAAATCTAAACATTACACAACTAAACAAAAATTCTATGAAGACCTAGCTGAAAAGCAAGACATGGTCATTGAGTATTTAGAAAGAAATTAATAACTAGTTTAAGAACACAAAGGCCTCATATAGACCTCAGCCTTGTTAGCCAGTTTGAGAGTACTGGTGTGTAAAAACTCTCACTTAATTTAATTTATATTTGGAAATATTATGAGTAAAACACTTATTGAAGGCAGAACTCAAAGAAGAGATGCCAATGGTAACAGAATTAGTAAAAAATCAGTTAGTCATGGTACATATCGTTGTACAAGACACCCAAATAGTAAGCGCTGTAAATAATTATGAAACAGCCTGCAGATTACCCAACACAGCCTACATGTGAAACATGTGGCTCTTATTCTTCTCAATTAGAAGAAGGGATGTGTAAGTGGTGTAGATCACATTACAATCTTATTCCTAATGTAGCACCTGGATTTTTTAAACGTACAATTAGAAAGTTAAAATCCAAGTTCAAATAGGAACTCCGTTCCTTATTGCAAGGAGCTATTAATGCTAGAAGAAAACCAAACAGAATTTAAAGTATTAGATTCTGAAAATCAACTCGTCTATAAAGTAGAAGAACTCTCTGAAGACATACTGCAATTAACATTTAATGCAACATTAATTCAAGAAGACCAAATAGATGAGTTACTTATTACAATTAAACAATTACTTTACGAGGAGCCGTCATGCGATTAGGACAACAAGCCCAATATAGCATTCAACAAGATATTATGAATGATTTATTTAATCTGCCTACAACTAAAATTGAAACAGCTAAAACAGAACTAACTACTAAATGTTATGAAACATGGATTTCATACTATACTCCATATATTTCAAAATTACCTGCTGGATTTTTTCATCATAAACATAAAGTGCAAATGTTAGTAAATGAGGAAGAAAGCGAACGTTGGTATACAAAACGTAATCCTCATTATTATTTAGCAACAGTAGACCCAAAAGATGAGTGGAGACCTTTGGAAATTCCTTTTACTGTTCCTAGAGAACATGAAGAAGAAGTATCTACACTACACCAACAAGATACTGATTTGCAAAAAGAAATGCAAGAAATGAAACAGTACTTAAATGATTCTTTGGATACTTGGAATACTACTACTAAATTACGTAAAGGGTGGCCTGAAATGCTTCATAAGTATATTCCTGAAGAACCTAAACGTGCACCACGTAAAGCTAAACAAGTAAAAGAAGAAGTAGTTCCTGATGCACCAACATCTTCTATGCAACAAAGAGTTACCTTAAATATTCTGGAGAATTAGTATGTTAGATATCACACCTAAAGATGCCTCAGAAGGCTTAAAACGCTTATTTAAAGCAGATAAAGTACCTATGCTTGTAGGTAGCCCAGGAATTGGTAAATCAGACATTATTAATGATTTAGCTAAATCAGTTAATGTAGAAGTACGTGACCTAAGATTAGCACAAGCAGACCCTACTGATCTACTAGGATTTCCTATTGTAGATAAAGCAGGTATACGTATGAAATACGCACCACCATCATTATTTCCATTAAAAGGTATTGATAAAATTCCTGAAGGTAAGAATGGTTGGCTAATCTTTTTAGATGAGATGAATTCAGCTACCCCTAATCTACAATCAGCAGCTTATAAAGTTGTACTGGATCGTATGGTAGGAGAATATGAATTACACCCTAATACTTGGATTGTATGTGCTGGTAATAAAAAGACTGATAAGGCAGTAGTTAACAAATTAAGTACAGCTATGCAGTCTAGATTAATTCATATGAATCTATCTGTAAGTCACAAGGACTGGTTAGAGTGGGCTAATACAAACGGTATTGATCATAGAGTAATTTCATTTATTAAATTTAGACCTGAGCGTCTACATACATTTGATCCTAATCATAGTGATGATACGTTTGCATGTCCTAGAACTTGGAGCTTCTTGTCAGATATTATTGCTTCAAGAGAAGACTTTGACTATACAGACTATGTATTAATGTCGGGTACTGTAGGTCAAGGACCTGCTACTGAATTTAAAGCATACTGCGAGATTTATGAATCTCTACCTACTATTGAGGATATGTTACAAAATCCTCATGGAATTCAGATGCCAGATGAACCAGATAAACAATACGCTTTAACTACTCTAGTTAGTCATAATATGAATGAACAAAATATTACACAATTACTAGTTGTAGTTAATAAACTACCTCCTGAAATGCAATTACTTACATTAAAAGATGTATATAGTAAAACACCTGCATTAAAAGGACATCAATTAATTTTAGATTGGGTAAATAAGAATGCACACTTAATGGTAGGATAATACTATGGAGACAAACAAAACTTTAGAAGACAGAATTAGGTATGCCAAAGTGCAGTTAATGTCTAAATCTGTGTTTCTATCTACTATATGTCTTCGATTACGTCATGAAATTTCAGATGTAATACCTACAGCAGGTACTAATGGACTTACTATTCTATACAATCCTGATTTCGTAGCTTCTATTGATACAGAAGAGCTTACTGGGCTACTGGCACACGAAGTGTGGCACGTAGCATTCCAACATATTACAAGAGTAGGAAATAGAGATAAGCGCTTATGGAACGTTGCTGGTGACTACGTAATTAATGATATGCTACTTAAAGCAAATTTTAAATTACCTGCTGATGGTTTGCATGATAGTAAATATGCTGATATGACTACTGAGCAAGTGTATGACATCATATTTGAAGAGCAAGATCAATATAAAAACTTTGTACAAGATATCTTAGAACCTGGTGAAGGATCTACTAATGATCAAGATTCTCAAAATACTGCACAAGGTACTGATAAGCTAAAAGAGCAATTAACTAGTATTATTGTACAAGCACAGACACAATCCATGATGGCTGGTAAACAACAAGGTGAAATCCCTGGGGAAGTAGCTAGAATGATTGATGATCTAATTAATCCTAAATTAGATTGGAAACAGTTATTAGATAGGTATGTAAGTGAACGCAGTAAGAATGACTTTACATGGATGAGACCTAATAAAAGGTTTATGCCTAATCATTACTTGCCTAGCATGTATTCTGAAACAATTGGAAATATCACTATTGCTATTGATACTTCAGGTTCAGTTACACAAGAAGAACTAACTGAAATGCTAACTGAAATTGAAAGTATTAGAGATACCTATCAGCCAGAAGAACTAGTAGTAATTGACTGTGATTACATTATACATGGTGTACATAAAGTAGATAAATATACAGATATTCATGATATCCAATTTAAAGGTGAAGGGGGTACTTCTTTCGATCCTGTATTTGAATATTGTAAAGATAATCCTCCTAACATACTAATCTACTTCACGGATTTATACGCAGAGCCTGTACAAAATAATGTAGAATATGATGTTTTATGGGTATGCAACTCAGATCATGAGCCTGCAGTAATAGGGGAGACTATTTATATCAATGACTGAAATCATTACATTATCTCAAGCATTATGCTTTGAGTATTACATGGGTGCTATTGAACAGACTTCTACTTCTTTTTCAAAAAAAGAAGCTTTAGAGTTTTACACACAGCATAAAGAAGAATATTTAGATAAAGCTGAAAAAATATTGGATTTACTTTCAAAGCCACCTAAAGTATTACATTAACTTCTATGAAACCAATTACTACCGTACTTCTCATTAATGAGAGAGGTGGGATAGATGAATATTCGTTAAATGAATACTACTATGCTCCTTTAGAAAAATTAGGTATAGCTAGAGATTCTATAATAGCTAAACCACTAATATACGATACACCTAAAAAAGTATCTGCTAAAGTAGGTAAAGCATGGTTAACTAAATTAAGGGAACAAATTCCTACTACTGTAACTAACTTAATTGTTGCAGACAGTAACTACTACAAGTGGTTAACTAAAAATACAAAGGTATCCACACATGTAGGTACTGCTGTACTGAGTAAATTTGACGAATATGAAGACTTTAGGTGTGTACATGTACCTCACTACAAATCATTGTATAAACAGCCTGAAAATCAATTACTAATTGATATAGGACTTAAAGCTATTACAGGCTTTACTAAAAAAGCTGTCATACATTCTGAAGAATACACTAAAGTTCTAGGTACTGAGTTAGATATTTTAGATCAACTATACCAATACCCAGCACTGACTGTAGATATTGAAACCACAGGACTTAAATTAACAGACACTATTGTTACTATTGCTTTTGCATGGGATCAACATAATGGTGTTGCTATTGATATTAGAGAAACTGGTTACTGGAATATTAAAGAATTCCTAGTAAATTACTCAGGTACTTTAATTATGCACAATGCATTATTTGATGCTAAGCTAATGATAGCTAATTGGTGGATGGAATCTGAAACTGACTACAAAGGATTGCAAGAAGGTCTTGAAGTATTTAGTCAAGTAGACGACACCATGTTACTTGCTTATTTAGAAAAGAACTCTACTACTCAAGTAGATTTAGGGCTTAAAGGCAATGCTCTTGAATATGTAGGAAATTATGCTTTAGATGTAAAAGATATTACTAAACATACTTCTGAAGAATTAATGAAATACAATCTAATTGATACGTTAGCTACATGGTTTGTTTATAACAAATATAGTAACCAACTTACTAGTGAAACGTATATTGATATATTCAAGCCTAGTATTAAGCCTATTCTTAAAATGATGTTAGTAGGCTTACCACTAGACCAAGCAGTAGTAGATACAGTATACAAACAACTAAAAGATGAAGAATATGCAGTACGTGTAAAGTTACATAAATTACCTACTATCCAAAAAGCTGATCAAATATTTCAAGAACAAGCACGAGAACAAGCTAATGCTAAATTAAAAACTAAAGTAAAGTCTATTGAAGATTTTCAGTATATTCAATTTAACCCAAGTTCAGGAAAGCAAATAGCAACAATACTCTTCGAAATACTAAAGCTACCTGTATTAGATATAACTGCTGGAGGTAGTCCAGCTACTGATGCTAAAACACTTAAAAAACTTAAGAAAGAGACTCAAAATACAGAAGCTCTTGAAATTATAGAGGGTATTCTTAAAATTGCAGAAGTATCTAAAATAACAGGTACATTTCTTAAAGCTTTTAAAGCTGGAAATAACTTTTTACATGGTAATCTAAAATTAGGTGGAACACAATCAGGAAGACTATCTAGTAATTCACCTAATTTAACTAATCTACCTGCACAAGGTAAGATGGGTAAGTTAATTAAAAGCTGTGTTGTAGCTCCTGAAGGGTGGTTATTTGCAGGTGCAGATTTCAATGCTCTAGAAGCTAGAATTAATGCAATTGTATCTGGAGACCCTAATAGAATTAAGATTTATACTCAAGGTTATGACAGTCACTGTCTAAATGCATACGCATATTTTAAAGACCAAATGGCTGACATAGACCCAGAAGATGTAGATAGTATTAATTCAATTTCTAGTAAATACAAGGAACTTAGACAAAAAGGTAAAGGACCTACATTTGCTTTAACTTATGGAGGTACAGCGTTCACTTTAAATAAGAATGCTGGTATCCCATTGAAGGAAGCTAAAGAAATTGAAGATAGTTATCATGAACTATATAAGGTATCTGATGAGTTTGCTGAAAAGAACAAGAAATTTGCTATTAAACATGGCTACATGGAATGTGCTTTTGGGTTAAAAATTAAGACACCTATTATTAGTAAGTCTGTAATGGATAATAAAAAGACTCCATATGCAGCAACTGCAGAAGTACGTAGTGCTAACAATGCAGTTACACAATCCTGGGGGATGCTACTTAATAGAGCAGTAATCGCTACGAATCAAAGGATCGAAGAAGCAGAAATGTATGCAGATATCCTTCCTGTTAACATGATTCACGATGCTGCCTATTTCTTAGTAAAAGATGACCCTAAGGTAGTTAAATTCCTTAACGATGTTCTAATTGAAGAAATGGAATGGAATGAGCATCCGCTCATTCAGTCAGATGATATTCCTATGTTAAGTGATTTAGATATAGGCAAATCTTGGGCAGATATGACATTATTGCCTAATAGAGCTTCACTAGAAGAAGTAGATAAAATTTTAAAATCGTTATAGGAGTAGCTATGAGCTGGTATTGCCAAATGATAGATGGTAAGAGACGTTGCATGGATTTTGGAGAGTACCAATTACATGGTTGGGTATTAGATAAGTCATTTGCTGTTGAAGAAAAAATGGGTGTATTTACACGCAAGGAGAAGAAATGAATCCACATAAACATGCTGAAGTAATTCATCATTGGGCTGAAGGATACACTATACAAAAGAAAGTATACCTTTGTTGTGAACCTAAACAAAATGGCAGATGGATAGACTGTGAAGTTACTCCTGGCTGGCATGAAGACAAAGAATATCGTGTTAAGCCTATTAATTTAGAGAAAACTGAAGATGTATAAATATACTAATAATGAGAACATTTCATTACCTCTAGCAGTATGGCTAATGAATGATGACTATGATTATGATGGCAGATCTAATGTAATTAGTGCGACATCTCTACTTAAGCCTATTCGTCAACTAGTTTTACAAAAACAAAATAAAGACTTAGATAAAACAGTAGATATTTCAAATTTAGTCAGTTCTAGAATGGGATCTGCTATTCATGCTATTGCTGAAGAAGCATGGACTAACCCAGACAACGTAGTAAAAGCTCTAAAAGCCTTAGGTATGTCTAACATAATTGAGCGCATTAATATTAATCCTGAAGACAATGAACTAACAGATACTGATATTCCTGTATACGTAGAACAACGTCATGAAAAAGAGCTTAATAATTTTATCATTTCAGGGAAATATGACCTAATCTTAAACGGTACGTTATCTGATTATAAAAGTACCTCTGTATGGACATATATTTACGATTCTAACGCTCTTAAATACACCCAACAAGGAAGTATTTATAAATGGTTAGCTCCAGAACGTATTACAGATACGCATATGGAGATTCAATTCATTTTTACTGACTGGTCATCTGCTGCAGCTCTTAGAGATCCTAAATATCCTCAAAGTAGAGTAATGACAAAGCGTTACCCTTTATGGTCAGTAGAACAAACTGAACAGTATATTAAAGAAAAGCTCAGTAAATTACAGGAACTTATAGACACTCCACAGGAGCAGTTACCTGTATGTACTAAAGAAGAACTTTGGGAAAGTGACACTAAGTATAAATACTTTAAAAATCCTAAAGGTACAAGAGCTACTAAGAACTTTGACACTCTAGAAGAAGCTAACCAACGTATGGCTGATGATGGAATGATTGGGGTAGTTAAAACAGTACGGGGAGAAGCAAAAGCTTGTCGTTACTGTGATGTTGTTGATATCTGCCAACAAGCTAAAGCATTAGCTGCTGAAGGTAGATTAATTTTATAAGGAGATAAGGTGGAATACTTAATTAATTTATTTAAAAAATTGTTTACAAGCACAGAAAAAGTGCCAACCGTAATTAAGAAAGAACGTAAAAAAGCTGATAAGCGTAAGTTTACAAAAGGGCAATTAGAGCATTTGCTTAATGTTCTTGAGAACAAGAAATATGGAGTTACTTCGTACGCTAAGTTAGTAGATTATGGCAATTTAAAATATGGGTATGACAAAGTATATGTAACGTACTATAACAATATTAATAAATATAAAAAATCACTAAAGGGGTAATTCATGTCCAAATATTTTCAATTATCTGAGGATATAGTTGATGTATTAGTAGCTAAAACACAATCTAACAATAGACATTTCTTCAGAATTCTTACTGCTTACTACTTAAGTAAAGTTGCATCTATGATGCGAGTCAATATTGAAACACAAGATAGAGGTGTAATTCCTATTAATACCTATGCGCTAAATTTAATGCCTTCAGGAGCAGGTAAAGGATATTCTACAAATTTAATTGAAGAAAGTTTAATTGCTGACTTCAAAGAAGAATACCTACAGACACTATTCCCTAGCTTAGCTGCTAAAAACATAGCAGGATTAGCAAAAGTTTTAGCTCAAACAAGTCAACTAGACATTACCACTATTGAAGAAAAACTAACTAGTGAATTTGAAAGTTGTGGTGAATTACTATTTAGTTTTGATTCAGGTACAACACCTGCAATTAAACAAATGCGTCAAAAGCTTCTATTAGCTGGTGCAGGCTCTATGAATCTAGAAATGGATGAGGTAGGTAGTAATCTGCTAGGTAATCTAGAAATGATTAATACTTTTTTAGAACTCTACGATATTGGTAAGACTAAACAAAAGCTTATTAAGAGCACTACTGAAAATAAAAGAATGACTGACATTGATGGTAGAACTCCTACTAATCTAATGTTATTTGGTACACCTACTAAATTACTAGATGGTGGTAAGACTGAAGATGATTTCAAACAAATGTTAGAAACTGGGTATGCTCGTAGACTCTTATTTGGCTATGAGCAAGCAGAATCTGTGGTTTCACCTCTAACACCAGAAGAACAATTTGATAAGCTAGTTGACCAAAACCAAAGTAATTTGATGCAACAAATTAGCCTTCATTTAAAGCGTTTATGTAATTCTAATCATTTTAATACTCTAATACAAATGAGTAGAGAAATCTCAATACAGCTGCTTACCTATAAAACAGATTGTGAAGAAAGAGCTATCAAAATGAAAGCTCATCAAGAACTACACAAAACTGAGATAAAGCATAGATACTATAAAGCACTTAAATTAGCTGGTGCTTATGCGTATATTGATGGCCAAACAGAAGTTAAAAGAGAACACTTAGAAGCTGCTATTACTTTAGTTGAAGATTCAGGAGAACATTTCAATAGAATTTTAAAAAAGAAAGGCCCATATATTCGATTAGCTGAGTATATTGCTGATATTGGTACTGAAGTAACACAAGTGGATCTTGTAGAAGATTTACCTTTTTATAAAGGCAGTGAAAGAGACAAACAATCTTTAATGAATTTAGCTATTGCTTATGGGTATAAGAATAATATTATTATTCGTAGATCAGAAACTGATGGTATTGAGTTCTTTTCAGGAGAAGCACTTAAAAAAACTGATTTAGATAAAATACATGTATCTCATAGTACTGACATAACTGAGAATTTTCAAGAAGACTGTACAAACTTTACTAAGCTTCATGAATTAGTGACAAACCCTGGATATCACTATACAGCTCATGCATTTAAAGATGGGTATCGTAATAGTGATAATGCTATTCCTGGTTTTGATCTATTAATCTTAGATTTAGATGGTACTGTACAAATGAGTACTGCTGAAACATTATTAGAGCAGTATACATATCTAATGGCTACTACTAAACGTCATACAACTGATACAAATAGATTTAGAATCATTCTACCTATTAGTCATTATCTAAAACTATCATCAAGAGACTATAGTAAATTCATGGAAAATGTATTCTCGTGGTTACCTTTTGATGTAGATGCACAAACTAAGAACATTTCACGTAAGTGGTTATCTCATAATGGGCATCATGTATACAACCAAGGTAAATTAGTAGACGCTACACTATTTATCCCTCAAACTAAAAAATCAGATAAATTCAACCAGTCTGTAATTGATGCAGGAGCTATTTCTAATATGGAAAGATGGTTCTTAGCTAATACAGAAATGGGTAATCGTTCTAATATGCTGTACAGATTAGGTTGTGTATACATAGATAGTGGAGCAGATATGAGTGAAATTGAAGGTCTTCTAGCTAACTTTAATGATAAGTTAGAAGTGCCTCTTCCAGAGACTGAATTGAAAAATCAAGTAAATGCAGCTCTTAATTCTAAAATTAAACGTCAAGGAGTTTAAATGAACAATAACTTAGTATTAGTATGTGGTAAATCCGCATCAGGTAAATCAGCAAGTCTTCAACATATTGATGACCCAAAAGGTGTTTTGTATCTTAATTGTGAGAACAATAAAAAATTACCTTTTAAATCTGATTTTATTCAGTACACAATCACAGATCCTGAACATGTTCCTATGATTATCAATGCGTTAGAGACTGAAGAGTCTATCAATATTGGTGGTAAAGACCATGATACAGGTAGCATTCACACAGTTGTAGTAGATAGTTTAACGTATCTAATGGATATGTATGAAAGTACTAAAGTACTGACTTCATCTAACACTATGCAAGCCTGGGGAGGTTATGCTCAGTTTATGAAGAATATGATGGCACAAGATGTAGCTAAATCTACTCGTAATATCATTTTCTTAGCTCATACCTCAGATGTCTATAATGAGTCTGAAATGGTTAATGAAACGCTTGTTAAAGTTAAAGGCTCATTAATGAATCAAGGTATAGAGAGTTTCTTCTCTACTGTTATCAGCTGTAAGAAGATGCCATTAACTAAAATGGAAATTGCTAACTCTCCTCTATATAAGATTAATGACACAGAAGAGATGCTTGGCTTTAAATATGTATACCAAACTCGTTTAACTAAAGAAACTGTTAACGAGCGTATGCGTAGTCCAGTAGGTATGTGGGAAATGAATGAAACATTCATTGATAACAATATACAACATGTACTGGAACGTCTTCATACTTACTATGAAGACTAAGGTGTTTATGTAAATATGCAGAGTTTAGCCTTTAGTAGACGAGGACTATAAATTAAACTCAAGTTGCTAGTCATTTTGGCAGTTTATGACTTTAACTAAGACTGCCTTCTAATTAAGGAGAAAAATGAAAAATCGAGCATTAAAAAATATTGCGCAAATTTGGCGTAAGAAACAATTAGTTAAAGCTGAAGTAGATGAAGCTTTAGATAAATATGATTTAAGTAATACAGCTAAAGATATCTTTATCTACATAGCAGCGAACAAAGCAAATATTTCATCTATTGTACATAATCCGTATTTTGCAGATAAATCAATATCTACAATCAAACGTGCAGTATTAGAACTTAAACAGAGTGTTTTAATTGAGAGTCAAGTAGATTCCATTGATAAACGTGTGTATTGGTTAATACCTACACAAGGGGACTAATATGTTATTTGAATACCTAGTTGGGGCAAGTATTCTATACCAAGCATGGCTTATTTATTTAATTATTAACGACTTCCAGGAGTAACTGTGGGCAGTAAAAATTTAGAATTCACATTAGATGATGGTACTGTTATTACAACTAACCAGCTTAGTGAACAATTAGGGTGCAGTGTTAGTACTGCCTATGCAAGATTAATGGCATCGAAAGATCCTAAGTTAGTTTATCGTAAAGTTAATAAAACCCATAAAGGCGGGAGGTTTTACACTTTAGATGATGGCACTAAATGGAATGCTGCTTCATTATCTGAAGCTTTAAGTATTCCAATGTCTACTGCTGCTACTAGGTTATCTTGTTATACAGATCCTAAAAAGGTATTAGCACCTAGACATACTAAGACACGTAAAAAAGAAAAATCAGTACCTAGTATCATTAAACAACGTATGTACTTTGACCCAGATGGTTTCTGGAAATTAATTAATAAAGCTACTTAAGTATCGTGGTATGATAGCCAAGGTTACGCAGATTAGAGCCATTAAATCAGCTGCAGGGGCAGATCAACATGATCTACCTTATGGATCACTCCTCGATTGTTGGGGCTGCCCTTATCTGAAGGGATATTAATCACTAGTCCCCTGTAAAAAAGGGGCATTAATGTAAAAGGTACCAGTAATAATGTTTTATCCCTGTGTAGAGGGGAGTGTAGTAGTGTACTGGTATCTATGTTGTTAGGCACTACTATTATATAATCTACAATAGCGTATAGAGGGATGGTGGCTATTATGAAAATAACTACCCTCAGTATAAACTAGTTGATCCAAACGTAAGTTCGATCTATGACGTTCTCCCTCAATTAGGTTTATATCGTTAGAAACATCGTAAATGTTAGTCCTCTACTTTCCTATTTGTAGAGGCACTCTAATTCAAACTATATATCTCTTTACATAATATACAGGTGTCCACCAGTATACTTTTATGGGTTTTAAAGTAATAAGGAGATATTTATGAAAACCTGGTGGACACTCACATTATAACAGGAGATCCAAATATGGTGAAGAAAGAACTGACCCCTGAACAACTTAAATTGTTCAAACAAGTAACAGGTACAGAAGACATGAAACTAGAAGATAAATTAGTTTTAGCTATAGCACCTGTGATAGCTGCTCGTAATTACTGTGATGCAACTGATGTTGCCCAGATTAGTTGGCACATTGTAAATGAGATTATGAAAGAACGTTATACGCATTTAGGAGAATAATATGGGATTTATTAAAGACCGTAATTTCAAATCAAAAATACCTAATGATCTAGGAGTATCTACAGAAAACTTAGATTTTAATTTACTAATGGGAGATATCGTACAAGCAATTGATATTACTATCAAACAGTATGCTCAACATAAAAATAATAGTATTTATGTGCGTTTCCACGCAAATGCTATTGAAAAATTAGGGTTACACCATGATGATTCAGTAATGATAACTTTTAATAAATCGTTTACTAGATTTGGTATTCGTAAAGATACTAGAGGAATCAAAGTAAAAGGAACTAATAAACTACTTTCATTACAGACTTCAAATAAGCTGTTTAATCAATTTGACTTAGATACTGAATGGTATGCTTTATATGATGATATTGTAAAAGCTACTGATGGTAACTACTTTACTACTGATGTATTTCAAGACAGTAGTTTACTAGAACAGATTAAAGATGACAAAGCTTGGAAAAACTTTGTTGAAAGTATGGAATAACTATTTAGGTAATTTAAGATTTGCTAGGTAAGAACCATAGCCTTCTAGATCTTTTCTACCTAATCCTATAGAATCAGCAACATTAGTATTGATAAACCAATCACCTAACTTGTAACCCCCATATCCTGCAAGTGCTGCAAGACCTAGAGTACCACCTACTGTTGGTTTAGCTCCCATAAAAGAACCTTGAAGGTTCATAGGAAGTTTACCTGCTTTCCACCAATTAGTAGTGGAAGGATTAGGAATACCTTGTTTAGCTGCCATAGAATTAGGTAACCATGACTGACCTTTACCTGTTAAAGCATGTCTGGTCATATCTGCAGCTTGTGCAGCAGATGCTCCTGCTAAAGTATTAAGAGATAACTGCTTTAATTCATCAGAGGTCATATTTCTTTAGGGGCACCTGATGGTAAGATTTCTGGAGCTGTTTGTAAGTTATATAAATGCATAAAGTCTTGCAGTAAGAAAGGAATACCTAACACGCCTGGTAATTTAGTTCCTCCTGGGAATCTAAAACCAGTATTCTGAGGTTTAGGTTTATACATATTCTTTTCGTGACGAGCAGCATCTTTCATAATATCTTGCTGATTCATACGAACTACTTCTTTAGCTTGTTCACGTAAGATAGCTTGGTCTTTATTCCAAGCAGGATTAATTACAGATTTCCCATTTTGTGTAATAAATTGGGGGTGTTTACTAGGAAAGTTACCTTTAGCATCAACACCTGGTAACTTTAACCCTTTAATATCTTCAAATCCGCTCATAGTAGTGGCATTATATAACAAAAAAAGCTAAAATAGGAAAATCTCTATACTTATTTAACACAACATATTTTATATATGAGGGTACTCCGTACCCTCTAATGAATTTACAATTATTAGTTGTCTAATTGTAAATTTAAATTATATCTGACAACAGAGGAAAATATTATGCCTAATTTAACATTAGACGCTGATGTCGTTCAAGACAAAGAAACCCTAGGTGGTGGTGGAAACCAACGTGTATGGGAATCAGGAGTATACAATGCTATTATTGAAATGGCCACCATTGAAGAATCTTCAGGTGGTGCTACTGCTGTAAACGTAACAATTAAAGCTGCTGACGCAGACGCTAAAGTATTCCCACTAAGAGATACTTTCTGGGCTACTAGTGGTAAAGCTAAAGGTCAAAACCCTTACTATGTAGATCAGAAAGGTGTTAAGAAGCCTTTACCTGGTTATACTGCTGCTAACCGTATGTGTGTTGCTGCTAATGGTGAAAATCTAGACACTACTGTAAAAGCTGGTGGAAAGAAAATGGTTAACGTATGGTCTTATGAAGCTAAAAAAGAAGTTCCAACTGAGAAGTGGGTACTAACTGATCTAATTGGTAAGCCTATTAAGATTGCAGTACAGAAATTTAAACGTAATAAGCAGAAGAAAACTGATGCTGGTTATGTAGATATTGCTGATACTTTCGAAACTAATGAAGTACGTTACTTTGCTAATGCTACTACTGGTCTTTCAGTAGATGAAATGGCTAATGGTGAAACTGAAGCTACATTCATGGATGCATGGCATGAAAAAAATGCTGGTAATACTATTGATCAAACTAATAAGGATCTTGCAGCAGCTTCAACAGCTGAAACTAAGAAATCAGTATTTAGTTAATGTCTATACTTGCTATAGACCCAGGTCAAAATGGCAGTACTTGTTGTCTTCCTACACAGGGAGACATAGTATTTGCTGATCATAACAAGTATTCTAGTATAGATTTGTACACCTTTATGCGTAATTCACAAGCTAGTGTTGTTGCAATTGAAGATGTACACTCTTTATTTGGGATGTCAGCTAAATCTAATTTTAGATTTGGTTACAATTTAGGGCTAGTTACCACTCTCTCTGAATTACTTGATATACCTATTATCAAAATTCAACCTAAAGTATGGCAAAAGTACATAGGTTGTACTAAACCTAGTGGTAAGCAATTAAAGAAAGAAGTAGCTGAAATAGCTAATAATTTGTACCCTCAAGCTCCTTTATATGGTGCTAGAGGAGGATTGTTAGATGGTAGAAGTGATGCTTTAATGCTTGCCCATTTTATTAAACAAAACCACAAGGATTTATTATGAGACTCGTCATTGAAATGTCATCACAAGAAGTTGCAGAGCTTATAAACAACTTAGAAGTAACTGAAGTTGTTGTTAATACTAATCATACAGAAATGCCTGCAGCTAAACCTAAAGCTAAACGTAAAACTAAAGCTAAGGCTAAACCAGAAGTAGCTGAACAAGTACAAGAAGATGCAGCTAAATTAGAAAAAGACGCTGTAGATACAGCAGTAAAAGCTACTGCTAAAATTGCTGATAAGCTTGACACAAATGGAGAAAACTTTAGTGTTAGTAAGTCCCCATGGGCCAGCTAAAGCAACTACTTTTGACCATTCTATGGTCAATACTAGTATTAGGTGTAATCTTAGCTAGTGTATTTGTAGCACCCCTACTCATAGGAGCAGGGGTAGTTATTGCTATTTATGTAATCATCCGTATTATGAACACAGATGCTGATTAAAGCTCTGTAACAATATCCACACCAGGTAATCTAAACACTTCTTCGAACAAGGCCTCTGGCCCTGCAATAGGAGGAGCAAAATTACCACCTATGATAGCTGAATCATAAATATCAGGTACATCTACATCTAGGTATTCCTGCAATCCAAGTAGTAACATTACATTAGCAGGCTGTCTTCCCAGTGTTTTAAATACAGCTCGTTGAATCTTATACCAGTACTGGAAGAATAAAATAAATCCTGATTTATTTATGTAATGTGCTGTTCTGGATACACCAGGAATATCATAAAGTACAAATGTATCGTATAGAATAGCTAACCTAGCTTCTTTAGTTAAGTTAGGCTGTGCTTTCTTTAAATGGTCATTAAGTACTACTCTAGCTAAGAAGTCTGACATTTGAAAAACTTCTAATACAGCTCTGTGAGGAGCTGTTGTTTTACTCATGTAAGCTAATTTACCTGCTTTCATGAACGACTCTGGAAGATACTTACCGAGTGTATCTTCCACTTTCTGACTCATAGTAGTCACAGTTGAATACTCATCTAAGTGAATTTCTTCTACCATAGAAGTAAATAAGTGTTCATCCATCAATTCTGCAATTGGATTTTCGTTCAATTCTCTTCTTAAAGCAACAATTCTATTTTCTAAATCTGCATTCTGTTGCTGATCTCCCATAAATTTATAATAAGTTTCAATTAACTCAGCTGCTGTTCTCTTAAAGCTACGCAAGTCTTGTGCTGCACGTACCTGCCCTTTTACAGCTTTAACTGGGTTTACCCCATTTACCATTAACATCAATGTGTTACTGAAAATGTTATCAGCTAATACTTCTGGGTGTTTTAAAATAATATTACCTACTGCTATACTTGTTAAAGTAAGTAGAGCCTTCTCTATATAAGTTAATCCTTTTCTAACTGAAGCAGGTAATTTCTGAATACCTGGAATATCCATAAGACGTAAGTCCTTGAATCCAAAGAGAATATGTAATTCTTCTTTAACTACTGGGAATACAGGCCCTTCCTTTGTTTCAATAGCATTGTCTAAAATACGCTGTTGTGTAGATTTAGGTAAGTATATAAAGTATTTTGCTTTGTTCTTCTTATCTAAAAGATTAACGAAACGTTTATCATGCTTATCTTTGTAATGAGCATTGAAAGTATCTACCATGTATTGAACTGCTTCTTTCTCAATCCTAGCTGAGTTCTTCTTATCTACCTGATGCATCTCCATTTGAGTTAATACAGTTTCAAATCTAGAATCTGGTTTCAACAGACGTTCTTGGTGTGCACTGGACATCATTACACGGAAATCATAAATACCCCCATCCTTATCGTATAGAGGTACTAATTGAGATTCCTTGTTCAACTTACCACTAATTACTTCGTTTTCTAATTTAGTAATTTGTTGCTTAATAAATGCATCAATAATAGGTTTAATCTTTCTAGGATCTCCAATCATATTCCCTGTAATAGGGTCTTTCTTTTGGTATTTCTCTTCTTTAGATAATAATTCAAATACTGTAGTACCTTTAGAACGTTGACTAGTATACGAAACGATACCCGTTGTTCTAGGAGCTTCAGGATTAAACTTATTAATGAATACACCATACTTAACAGATGTGATTCCTCTGATTTCACCTACTTCTTCTTCTAATACGTATCCTTCTTTAGCAAGTGCTTTAGCTTCAGTAAGAGGAGCTGTAATAATATCTACGTCAGGATTGTATTTAGAACGCGTATACCCTTTAACCATAGAGTATGGAGCTTCCGTATTAAATAGCTCCCTTCTAGCAGCATTATGAGTAACTGAGTGCATCTTAATAATAGAATGTACTAAGTTATCAGTAGGGTCTGCTTCAAACTCTTTATCAATTACTTCTAAAGTAGAAGTTCTCCATTTTTCTGGAGAGTACTTTAATGCTTTTAAACTAACTAAAATATCAATAGCTTGTATAGTTGAAGCATCTTTAGTTACGTCTACTTCCTTTTTGTATAGTTGTTGGTGCAATTGATACATACGATGAGCACTTAGAGCCTGCAAAGAACTCTTAGTTTCTGTATTGTTCATAAATTTAGCTAATTCTTGTACTTGTAATCTATAGAACGTATCATTTGCTGTGCCTACTTGCAATTCATAATGGCGAATTGTCTTTTGTAGTAATGCAGGGTCTTTAATCAACTCTACAATATCATCAATTGTAAACTTATTACTATCATAGAGAGCACGTAAATCTGGCTTCAACAATGTAGCAGTTAACGCTGTTTGCTGTGTACGTGTAACTTTCTTACTCTTAACAGCTTTTCGTAAAGCTAGTGCCATACTCTTAGCTCTATGGAAACGTTGTGATTCAACTAAAGCTTTTGCTTTCAATACTAATTGAGAAGCTCTTAATGAACCTGTACCAGTAACTAATTCTTTGGTCATTAAAGCTACTGTCTGTGCTTGCTCAGTTTCACTTAAAGCAACAAAAGCCTTACCAAAAGCTCTTTCAGTGGCAGCCTTCTTGATTGAAGGAGGTAACGCTGCAATATTTTTTAGCATATTGCCTACTGGTGTATCTCCAGCTAACTTCTGTGCACCAATGTGCGCTGCATCTATAATGAAATCAGCTATCTTATCTTTAGATTGAAATACTAACTGACTTAAATGATGCTCTTTTGCTTGACGTAATAAATTACGTTTATGAGTCTCATTGATAGTTGCTACTTCTAGTGCAAAGTTATAAAACTTTTCATACTCAGCTGTAGGCATTTTCTTATGTCTAACACGAGTATTGAATTGCTCTTTAATATAGTTGTATAAGTGAATTAACTTATCAAAGAAAGTACCATCTTTGCTCCATGCTTTATTTATAGGGGCTACTTTTACTTTCTTCAGTGTGTTAGTTAAATTCTTATTAGTTAAAGCATAAATTAAGAACTCTGTAGAATTTTGCGATACATATTTATACTGCTTCTGTGCTACTTCCACTTCTGCTTGACTATTAGATTTAACACCCCCAGCTAAGAAAGTATTTACACTAATGTGAGGCATTGCTTCTTTATGTAACTTATTAAGTTTATCTTTCAAACGAGGGTTACTTTTTAGTACATGGTCAATGACTGAATGTAGTAACTCATGTACATAAACTTCTTGTCCACCTTGCTCAGCGTATGTAACAGGAGTATTCTTATTTAATTGAACTACAACTTTACGTAAATCTTCACTAAATCCACCTGTTGTTGCACCTTCAACAAACCCAGTTTCAACTAACACATCATCTACATTCTGGATGTGGTCTAGTACTAGAGATTGTAAAATTTTATGTAAATGTTTAGTGTGTTCCTTATCAGGGTGTGTCTCAATACTTCCTAGGTCTTTAAATATCTGTGTTGCTTGCTGGGTTACTGGAGCATTCTGATGCCACATAACCATATCGTCTAACATTTCATTAAAACTACTACCTACAAACTCACTGCTAAACATATTTGGAGGTGTGATGCCATTTACTTCAGTAGGAGCATATAAATTGAAATCTAAGACATCTTTAGCTCTTGGCCTATCAAATGCCTTTATTTCACCCTTCTTTGCAAATACAGACCTTGGGTGTACAAATCTAATGCCTGCTCCTAGTGTACTACTAAAATGCATTTTTTGATTTTCTAGACTTGTATCACTAGCCATAAAATCTACAAGAGTAGCTTTAATACCTACTGTGCTCTCATCTACAATAACTGTGCTAGATCCTTTAGGCTTTGCAGGGTTAGCTGCTACTTTTGCATTATAGGTACCTACAGTCTTGTTGTTATTAACATCTACAAGTTCATAGTAAACAACTCTACTATCTTTTTTATCTTGGTAACGTTTAATATTTTGTACTTTCACATTCTCAGGAGGTACTATTACAGTGTACATCTGGAAAGAACGTTTTGGGTCACCTATATTATAGATAATCTCAGAATTTTTAAAATTACTATGTATAAGCTTTTTGAGAGTACCCCCTCTAAATATATTAGCGTCTACTCTGAAATCTAAATCATGTAGAGCACCTTTACCTTTTCTGTAAATATTACCAAAAGCAGTGAGAGCTAGGCTGCCTGTAACTAAAGCACTAGGTATTAATTCTTGTACCTTCTTAATTACTTTAGCTCCTTCTGGGTTCTCTTGTAAGATTGTTTCTACATCTTGCTTTTGAGTACCTTTCTTAGGAGTAGTTCTAATAGCTCCTGAAAGAGTACCTTTCTTGAAGTCCCCATATAAGTTGTAATACTCATCACGTCCGTCATTAAATAAGTCATAACTTAATATACGCTGTTCAAATGCACTAGTACTTTCAAATAACTCAGTAAAAATACTCTTAATTATTTTCCAAATACGCTTAGCTAAAGAAACTTTAATCTTAGCTTCTTTGCCTAATACTTCATCTGTAAAGCGTTCTCCCATTGCAGTAGCTAGAATTTCTTTAGCTCCTACTCTATCTACTTTATTATGCTTCATGGTACGCTTGATAATCTTATCAACATCAGTCGTATGCTCAAGCATATTTAAGTAAATATGGGCGTACTCATGTGGAACAGTATCTAATGCAGCTTTACCTTTAGAGTAGTATGCAGCAGCACCTATTGCTTTACCTAATACTTCATTACCATATTTATCTACTAAATCTTCAGTAGCAGTTAATTCAACATTAGGGTACAGTGCCTGTAAACGAGACTCTAATTTTCTAAATAGCTCTTGATGGTCATGTAGTGTTTTGTAATGACTACTGTGCTGGTAATCTTCTTTACCTTCGTCTAATTGTTCTTGCAAAGCTTCACTAGTAATCTCAGTGTTATTTAAATCAACATGAGGCACATACATGTTCTCTACAGTACCTTTATCAATTTCTTCAAATAACTCTTGACGTACATAAGTCACTGCACTTAATGTGGATTGGTGCTGAGTTAATACATCTGTAATACTGATTTTATCAGCAGCATCTTTACTTTTGTTAACATGTCCTTGTTTTAAGAAATCATCATTAACTTCTGCTTTTTCTTTTTTTGTTAGTTCTTTCCAATGGTCTAAGAAACGAGATTCCATCGTACCAAGTAGAGTAGTTAACTTTTGTTGTTCTACAGTGTGTGAATTATATGAATCTTTACCTTTGTATAACTGTTCAGATGTTCCAATCATAGCATCATGAATTGGAATAACAGGTACTTGACCATCTTTAGTAACTAAGTCCATTAAAGTACTCTGTAAAGCACTAGCATCAAATCCTTGAATACTACGTACTACCGATGCTGCACCCGCAGCATCATAAGTGTAAACTACTGGACGTAATTGAGGACTTTCGTCTTTAAATGGCAATTCAATAATACGCTTAGATTGTGATTTTTTAGTTTTAACTAAATCAATAAACGCAGTCCCTTTTTCATCTGTGTGGTGCTTTAATTGAATACGAGGGAAGTACTTAATAAGTTCCTGTGTTATTCTATCTCTGTCACCAGGAAGTAAGTTGTACTCTGTTCTACCGTCCATTGAATGTACTTCATTCTGGTACTTACGCATAAATAAGAAGAAACTAAATTCTGCTAATTGAGTGTAATAGTCAATAGCTTCGGTATTAACAATAGTTTCTTCTTTACTTTGCTTGATTGCAGGAACTAATGTATCTGTTAATGCCTTTTTAAGTGTCTCATCAATAGCTTCTGAACCCTGTGATAAATCAGCCATCGGAATAGTATGTAGAGTGCCACTATCTAATACTGCTTTAACTTCTTCAGGTTTAACCCAGATATTGTAAGCAGCTTTTTCATAATTAAGAATATTGTTAATATTAACGGATAGTTCTCTAACTCTAACTACAATTTCTGCTTTACGTTTAGTGCTGGTGTCTTTAGCTGAATACTCTTTTTGTAATGCCCCAATATGTTTTAGTAAGTCTGTATGGAAAGAACCTGCAGTCTCTCTAGATACTGAAAAAACTCCTCCTGAGTAATTTAGAACCATAAATGGAGGTTTACCTGTGTTACGTCTGTTTGTAACTAGAGGCATGTAAATATGATTAAATAAATTAAACTTTGTAGTTGCAGCTTTAATAGCATTTTCAGAATATAGTCTAGTGTATTCTCCTAAATTCTCAAACTTACCTAATAAAGCATTAGCAAAGTTAAGATATCCATCTGGAGTTGCTCCATCAATATTCTGTACTTGTTGTGAGTATGGTGTTGCATCATCATCAAAAGTGTAACCTACTCGGTTAAGCTCTTTCTTCATTACATCTACACTCTTAGATGCAAATTGTAGTAAACCAATTGAATAACCACTGGTTACAGCATCAGCTTCTAATACAATATCAGTTTCAAATGCAGTACCTGTTTCTAGTTGAGCTAATGCTTTAACACCAATTAAAAGTGCTGTATTGCCTTTAGGGTACTTATCTGTGAGTTCTAACATAGCATCTACAAAAGCTTCTTCAGATACCTCATTATCTTTTAAAGTGCTTGTAGCAGACACAGCTCTACTTAACGCTGATGTTTCATCAGCTAAATCAGCAACAACACTCTCATATAGTTTAAGAGAACCTACTAAATCTGTTTTATCAATACTTAGATCAAAATGTTGAGCTACTGCTATCTTAAATGTATGAAACTTACTGATTTCATTAGCGTCATTACTATTAGGGTCAATAGATACTCTTGAAGCTGCTTTAGGCCTAACTAAAAAACGATGTACTGTTTTAGAGCTATGTGGGTTTAAGTCAGACAGAATCATCATTCTGTGTTGATTCTGTGTTTGCCATTTTAGATAGAACTCGTGAATAAGTCCTGAGTCAAAGTAGCGCTTAACAGCCTTAATATCATTCTGTAATTGCTCATTCTTAGCTTTAATAGAATCAATTAGGTCTGTATGTAGGAATAACGAAGAATCTGTGGTATCCACAATACCTGCTAGCTTTTGACGTAGTAGTACAGCTTTCTTTCTAAGAGCTACATTGTCAGTGTCAGCACCTACCATAAACAAATGAAAGCTATCATTAACTGTCCATTTTGTATTATTTAGTTGTTTAAATAATTCACGTACTTTTTCACCTACTTTACCAATTGCGCCTTTAGGTTTTACAACCTCATTAGTATTTGGAGTTAATGAAGGTGTATTAAAATCCTGTGCAGTTCCAAAAAAATCATCTAACTTTTCAGAATCCTTACTTATTTCCTCAACATTAATACCTTGTGCATCATTAATAGCATAATAGCTATACTGCTCAGTAGTAGTTTTGTTTGCTGATACACGTTGGTATTTAATATCATGCTGGTTAAGAATACCTACTTTTTTACCAATTTCTAATGCCAAGAAACCTAAGTTATACCTAAGTAAATAATCTACGTCTTTACCATATTCAGGAGTGTTACTCTTAATATTAAGAGATTTGTAGATAAGACTACCTATTTGCATAGCTGATTCATGTCTTAATGAACCACTAGGTTTACCTTCAAATGCTTGATACACTTCAGAAGGAATAATTTCACCAGGTGCGTAATCTACAATTGCTTCAATTTGGTCTTGTGTAAAACCTTCTAATGAACGTTGTCCATCAGTGGAATACCATCTAACTAATTGAGTCAGCATACTGAATATAATAGGCTGAGGTAAATGGAAGTTGTAGTTCTCTCCTACTTTATTTGCACCATATAATAATGGCAGTACTTTATTTGTGTAAAGCGTAGGTTTAAAATCTAAATTTTCATTAACTGAAGCTCTAAAGGGTGCGTATAAGTTAATTAGAGTAGTTACTACTTTTGGATCCAAACCTTGTTCTAATAGAAAACTAGTGAACTTCTTACTATCATTGTATAGTGCAGGGTCTAGGAAAGTATTTACTTTTTTATCTGTATTAGCTGTTACAAATAAATCTAAAGGAACTTTACCTTCTTCAATAGAAAAATGTAAATACTCTATAGCATGTAATACAGGTGAGTACACACCTTTTGCTGGCATGTGTACTTTAAATAAGTCAGATGGTATATCTAAAGTATCAAAGTACTCAGTTAAACTATTTACAGCATTATTAAATTGGATTATAGACTGAGTGGTACCTTGAACATTTTCTAACTGCGTATTGTAATGTTTAACAATAGCATCTCTGATTAACTGTTTAGTACATTTAACACCCATCTGGCAATACTCCTAATTTTTTAGCTGCTGTCTTCCATTGATCTAAACTTAATGAACCCTCTGCGTACACAGTACCTAATTTAGTTAGTACTCCTGCTTTAGCAAAAGCATCTTTAACTTCATTAGTAGAATCCCCAAATAAGTCTCCCTGTGCTTGAGTTTCTTCTGTTGATTTTACTTCTTTTGTTTCTACTGTAGAAGTACTTTGTAGTAAATCATTAGGGTCTTGTTTAGTATCAGATTCTGTCCCAGCACCTTTGTTATCTTTTGCTGGGATTTCTTTAGTAGTACTCTTCAACAAGTCGTTAGGATCTACTTGGTTTTCTTTGTCTACTTTCTTAGGTTCAGAAGCGTGTTTCTTTTGTGTTTGTTTACTTTTAAGAATTTCATTTACATCTTTAGCCTCGCCCTCCACAGACTTCGTCTGTTCGGACTCGCCAACTTTTGTAGTATCTTTAGGAGCTGTATCTTCTAATTTAGATATCTTTTGCGTCAGTAGCTCATTAACATCTCTTTGATGCTTAGAGGTGTCGATACTAGCTTCTGGGTTACTTAATTTAGTTTCAGCAATATTATCTACTAAATCAACAATACGTTGGCCATAAGCAGCCTCTTGACCTACATAATCTACAAACTCACCTGAATTAGTATGGATAGTCCATGTAGAATTTCCTAAGGTAACTACTTCTGTTCTGTCACTGCCCGCAACTCTAGCGTATGCTTGTTTTAAAAGCTTTGCCTTTTCTTGCATATGAGTAGCAAATTTCTTAAGCTTACTTATTGCACCTAATCTATTTTTACCTGATTCTACATTTCGTCTATGTTTCTCAAATGAAATGAAATCTTTAGATACATCAGGAGCATTCTCATTACCTAGTACATCTTGTTTTACACTCTCTAAATTCTTAGACATTACATCTAAGTTTTGTTTAGTAGCAATAGCGTCTTTCTTAGCTTCTAGGATACTAATTTCAGCTGAAGTAAGTGTCTCAGAGTTACTTGTTAAATACGCATTAATATCATCAACATCAGTAGTCTCTGTTTTACCTAAACTATATACATACTCATTCTTACGTTCTGTATTTTTAAGGTCTTCTTGGGTAGTGTTAACATCTTCTCTAGCGTCAAATTTAGCTTTCTGTGCTTTAACTTCTTTAATAGCTTCAGTAGCTTTTTGTTTAGCTTGTTCAACTGCTTCAGGATTACTACCATCAAGTGCAGTCCATTCTTTAATATACCCACTAGCACTGTCAGATAATGCATCTAATAGTTCTTGGTGTTGGTCAATAGATAACTCTTCAGTAGTATTTAGTTTATCTAAAACTTCTGTGTATTCTGCTGTTGTGCCTTTAAATGCTTTCTTCTGCTTTGCTTTCTGTAATGCTTTTTTCTCTGCTTTCTTAGCCTCTTTAGCTTCAATTTCTTCAGTTAACTGCATAGCAACTGTTACTAATTGTTTTCTATATTTAGGTGAAGGAGCATCAGGATTAGTTACTTGAGTAGTTTTAGTTGACTCTCTTAGTTCTTTCTTACGAGCTAATAACTCTTTACGTGCTGCTGCACGTTCTTTCTGAGGTATCCCAGTAGAACTATCCAAAGTATCTTCTATTTGACTATCTAAATCATTAAGCTCCTCTTGTATATCTTCCTGTGATACAGCAGAAGTTTCATCAATAGTTTCAGGAATATCTAACTTCTGTTGAATCTTATTTAAACGCTTCTTCTTAGTATTTAATAATTCTTGCCCAATTGATGTAGGAGTAGCAATACTACCACCACCTACCATTCCTGCCATGCCTGCTTCTTTCATTTCAAAAGCAGTAGGTGCACTAAGATTTTTATTTACATCTTGAGCACCAATATGTTCAAAGTATTGGGTACCCATTTCACTACCTGATTCAGTAGTAGCACTTAAACCTATACGTGCAGGTATAGCCATTGCTTTAGCTAATAGAGGGGATTTAGCAGCTAACTTGTTATATATTAAATCTAAGGTTTCATTTACTGCTTTAGATTTACCTACAAGAACTTCACCACTTAGTTTCTCTAATCTAGATGCAATAAGAGAGGTGCCCCACATCCATGCTACTTGTTCAGAAGAAGGGGCTTTACCATAATTCTCAATATACGCCATTTCCATATCATCTTGCTTCAGTGTTGCTAAAGTAGGAACACCTGCATATGGAATCATAGCTACAGCCATGTGTGGAGTAGATTCAAGGAAAGTCTCTACAAATTCTTTTTTTCTATTTGCGATATCGAAGAGTATAGAATCAAACATCCCTCCATCATAAGGGTCGTCAGCAATTCTTTTAGACTGTGCTTTACTAACATGCTGGCCTCTTCTGTCTAACTTTTTAGCTTCTTCTTCATATTCCATTAAAGATAATAAATCTTTAAGATTTCTATCTAAAATACGAGTATTCCACATGTTTACTAATTTAAAATCAGCAGAGTCTTTATACCCTTCAGGAGCTAACGTAGGGTTAAGTGAGTATTTTTTAAAATCTGCTATCTGCTCTTCAGTTACTACTTCTTGAGTAGCAACCTTACGCATATCATCCATAAATGCTTGGAAGTCTTCAGGAGTTTTACCTGCTTTTTGTGCTGCTGCTTGAGCACCACTAAAGTTTTCATTCTCAGCTTTAAATAGTTGTCCTCTAGAATACTCAGCAGTTGCATCTAAAGTTCTAGGCATTCCTGCTGTAGCCCTTTCGATATTACCTACTAATCCTGTGTAGCCTGTTTTAAGTACTTGTGCTGCTCTTTCTGTAGACCAGTTATCAGCAATAAGAGGATTAGGGTTCTTCTCAATCTCTCTACGCCAATCTTCTACTTCAGTTTCAGTAAGCCCCTTCTCATGTATAGCACCATCACTTGAATATACAGAGAATGTGCCATCTTCTGCTTGGTACACATTACTATGTAAGTAAGGAACTTTAAAGTCTCCATAGTGACTACCATGCTCAGTTTCATACTGAGCACGTATTTGATTTTGTTCAGGTGTATTCTCAAACCATCGAGTATTAAACTCAGGAGTATTCATTGCATGGTACAAGTTAGTACCTGTGAATGGGTTTGTTAGATTAACTCTGTCTCTAGTTGTACCTTCTAACTTCGTATCTTCTGGATTATAAGTAACATCTGTTTCAGGTAGATACCATTGAGGTTCCATACCTTCATAGTCAGAACGCTCTACAATGCCTAAATCTTTATCGTATGTTCCTTGACCCTCTAAAGCTAAAGCATTGAACTTTTCATCTGCCTGTCTACCCATAGCATAGATATGCTCATCAGTAACAGCTTCAACAGGAACTCCCCATAACTTAGCATAATGCTCTTTTTGGTATTGTCTTACACTAGACTCACCTGCGTATGCAGAGTGTTCTGGAGCATCTAAAATAGTAGGAGCACGTCCTCCGAATGCAACACCTTCATCTGTTGTAAAATAACCTGAGTCAGAATCAGTACCTTTACCTGATAAGTCATCAAAAGTAGCACGGGTAGTATCGTATTGACTTAGGTAATCAATCTGCCCTTGTTTTACCCTTTTGAGGTTTTCAATGCCACCACGCTTTTGTATTAAAGAATCTAGTAAAGTATCTTTTTTAGATAACCCTGTTGTTCCAACATTAGACCAACCACCTGAAGTAAAAAACCCCATCTATACTTCTCCTATTTAGCAATAAGCTTATTACGTATATCTCTAATTTCTTTCTTTAAAGGGTCTCTCTTGTCTTGTTGCTTATTTAATTGGTATTTAGTTAAAAGTCTAAGTAACTTAACTTGTTCTTTCTCTTCATCTGTACGGAATAGATTGTTTTTAGCTAACACACCTGGTGCTGTCTTATTCATTAATAATTCTTCTGCTAGTGCAATACCTTCTTTTGTTAAATCACCATCTGCAGCATACAATTTTTTAGTATTTGATATCCTTTCAAATAAGTCAGTATTTTTACCTGCATTGTTATTATTACCTTCCATAGAGTAATCCTTAAGATGCCCAGGGTTAGCTTGCATACTACCAATTTCAAGGTCTGAGGCACTATCAGTTAAATCTAAATCAACTCCTGGATTGTATTTACGGATAAGTTTGTAAAATATATGCGGGTTATGTACCAATTCTGGGTTATACCCAATTACTCTATTAAATACATCAGCTAACTGCCCTTGAGCACCAGTAGGATCTCCTTCACCACCTTGGCTTATGAAGTTACTTAATAGTGCTTTATTCATATTATCAGCACTATGGGTTTTCTTACTTTTTTCTATCAAAGCATCAAAATCTGCAAGAGCCTTTTCACTATTAGCCAATCTAGCCGTGTAGTTCTTTTCTTTCTTAGCTACATTTAATTTAGTGTCTACTAAGTTAACTATTGAATTAGTGCCCTTTTCACCTAGACCAATTTCCGTAGCATACCCTGTGATAGCATCTTGTAAGAACTGACTAGAAATAATTCTATCAGCAAATTGATCCGTAGTTTCACCAGGATTTTTATGAGCTTCTTCAATATTCTTAACAATTTGAGTTACAAATTTACCTTCCATTACTGCGAAAGCTTCAGGAATACTATCATACTGCCCATGCTTAACTAAATTAGCTAACATGCTTTTCATATTAGCTGATGAAAAATTAGTATTAGGGTCATTAAATGTATCCATCACTTGCTTAGTGTACACTTCTTGATCTCTAGTACGAGCATTCTGTAAACTAGTTATCTCTGCTTTGTCCATTCCACTTTCATTTTCAGCAAAGTAACGAGTCTCTAATGCTTCTCTTGATGCTTTAGGTAATTCAGCAATACTTGAAGAAAATTGTTTAAATTTAGCATAAGCATTTCGATGCTGTACATTTTTAGGTGCAATTTTGTTATCTTCATTAGGGTGAGTAAATGCTACTTGCCCTGCACTTTGTACTGCTTCTTGGTATACCTTATTTTGGTTAGCATCAAATTGCTTACCACCTTCGTCAGGTCCTAATACTTTTGCGTAATCAGCTCTAGTTAAATGTTTAAAATCTTCACTATTTGAACTATACACAGCAGTTCTAACATTATCTAATAAATCAGTATCTCTAGCAGCATTTAAACTATCTTGTGCTGTTCTATCATACCCACCTAAATATTGGTCAGTAATCCTGTTACGGTCTACTTTATCAGTAATACCTTTACTTGAAAGAAATTGATTTATCTCTTTCTTATGGTTAAACCAATCTACATTACTTGCGTTTGCACTAGGTGGTTTAAAGTTCTTACGTATATAGTTAACATTAGATTGATCATTCTCTGCTGTCATCATACCTTTTAAATCAGGGAACATATTTACGTCAGTGTACGTAGATATAGCTGAGTCTAGTGGAGTAGTTACTCCTTGTGCCATAATGCTACTTTCTGTAGTAGAAGGTGCAGTAGGAGGAGTATTGGTATCAGTAGGTACTTCAAGAGTAGGTGGAGTAGTGGGTGTTCCATTAAACTCAGGTCTAGGTCCTTGTTTACCACCTAAATACCAAACTTTGACTCGTGCATTAAATGCGTCAACTTGTGCAGCTTCATGTGCTGCGTCAGCTTGAGATTGTGTTGCCTGTGCTCTAGCTAATTCAGCTGCTGTCTGTGCTTTCTGTGCTTCTAGGTATGCAGGAGATAGCTTATGCTGTACGTCTGCGTAATTAGACATAGCATTCATACCACTAGCTAAAGCACCCATTTGTTGAGCTTTAGCTGTATGTTGCTTGTATACATTATCAATAGCTGCTTGCTCACGCTCTGTTTGAGATTGCATAGCATCACGTAAAGGACTACCTAAATTAGATAGGGCATCAGCCATACTGTTTGCAGCTTGTGTTGTATCTTGAAATCTTACTTGGGCTACATCTTGCCAATTAAGTGCCATAGTATTCTCCTATGAAAAAGTCGCTCTTTCGGGTAAAGCTAAATTCTTAATATCCATAAATTTACTAGAATCACCACCTTGTGTAGCAACCCAGTCACCGATAGCAGTAGCTTTACCTTGTGCTTCTAAGAAGTTAGGGATCATAGTATCATACTTATGTCCATAGTTAGCTTGAGCTAACTGAAGATTAGCTGCATTATTACGTTTAGTTTCTTCTAATGCATCCTTACGTAATGATAGCCCATAAAGACTACCTAAAGTACCTATAGCTCCAATAGCGTTATCCCAATTGTTTTTAGTACCCCAACCAAATAATCCAGATTCTGGTTCGTTACCTCCCCAAGTATCCATATTCTTTGAGAAATTATCCATATTGCTATTAAAGTCTTTCATCCAATCTTGCATCTCAGGCATTATAGGCATGCTGTTTGCATTTACCATTCCTGCATTCGTAACGTTCTTAGCAAAGTTAGCACTATTAGCCCTAATCTTATTTAGTGTCTCTTCATCTAATAAATTATTATATATAGTCATTTATAACTCCTACATTAATTGCCTATAAGCATTAAATTGATATTGTTGTTCCATTATATAGCTAAAATTATATGTTTGTTCAGCCATTTGTACTGTCCCTAAAGTTTCAAGGAAGAATATTTCAGGATACTCTGGAACTACATACCCTCTAACATCTGTATTAGATAAGTGCATTTTGTTATCTCCTAACTCATGTATAAAAGATACTGATTCTTCAAGTTCTTCTAAAGGAGTATATGCATCTTTAATACGCTGTAAATTACCTTGTCTTTCTATTTCTGTTGCTTTAAAGTCTTTATTTAGTTTAATAGATTGTACACCACTGTATGAGTTTAGTACAATTCTTGCAGTATCAAACATTTCTTGACCAGATAAAGCACTACTATAATCAATACCTTTACCTAACCCATAGTTAGCTTGAAATGCTACTGCTAAGATAAAACCTAATTCTGGAGATACATCCTCTAGCACTTCTTGTATTGCGTAACTGATTAACTGATTTTCAACAAAACCAATAGCTGCATTAGTTAACGTTGTAGACCAAGCAATAGAACTAGAAGTTACTGCTCCATTTACTACAATCTGCTCTGTAACTACACCAAATGAATTAGTAACTAATATCGTTCCATTTGTAGCTGTACCTGAAGTTACAGTAGTTTGTGTTACTGTGCCCCATGTAGAAGGATCTACGTATCCTGTTGCAATAGCAATCACTACAATAATAATAATAGCTATTAATAATTTAAAGAATCCTCCTCCACTAGCTTCAATTACTTCGTAATGTGCTAAGTATACTGAGGTATGTGCACTAGCTAGCCACATAGATGACAATTCATGTGTTGAAATATTATCAATAGCCCCATAAAAGAAAGGAAGCATTAAATCATCTTTATTAGCTAAGTTAAACTTAACTAGTTTGAATACTCCTGATTCCGTATCTTTTACATGCAGTCCTGCAATAGGTGCTCTAACAGTATACGAGTTTAAACCATTAGGCACAATTTCATAAAATATTATTTCTTGAGACTGTGTAGTTTCTTCAGCTACTGACTGTACAATTTGAAGAGTGCCTCCATTGTTTTGATAAACTAAATCAGGTTTTAATACTGTATGTCCTGAATCTGCACCATCAGAATCTTGCACTGTCCCAGAATAACTAATACGTACAGTTACTTGTAGTTTACCTTGTCCTTCTGTAGTAGTACTTCCTGGAGCAGCTACACCATTACCAGCTAAGAAAGCATTTACTTCACTTAAGTTATCAGCTTGATACTGTACTTTGTACATCAGCTGTGCAGATGAAGCGTAATAAGGGGTAATCAATATATTACTATCAGTAAACTTAGATGAATTAGAGTAGTAAATGTTAGATAAGTTAACATCTGCGTTTACTTCTGATAAAGTAGAGTGATTGTAAGTAGAGTAAGCATACTTAAAGATATACTTATAATCATCATGAGTAACAATAATATTGTTATAAGGTTTCTCTCCAGTAGCTGATGTGTAATCAGCTTCAGTTACAGTAGCAGATGTGTGTAACTTATCAAATAAACTAAATAAATACTTTAAACCACCCTGAGTTGTATCCCATAAACGTACTCCAAAGTTTACGTAGATATGGTCTAAATCATTCATATTACCACCATAGTCACTGGTGATACCTTGTAGTACTCCTGGGCCATCAATTTTTAATTTAGCTAGCAAATCATTAATTTGGGTTTCATGAGAACCCCCAGTGTAATTCACATTGTTTACGCGTAAGGGTACAGCAGGTAGTGTTTTTAGGACACTTGATGAAATAGACTGATTAGGCTCAATATCATCTAAGTTAGTATAGGTACCTGTTCCTAATTTATAAATAAATACTTTTGTTTGTGTAGGATTACTATCTAAATAGTAAAAAGAATACACATGGGAGCCTACTGGTTTAGTAGGAACTTCATTTGCTAATGTTCTTGTTAATGCTCCTGTATACAGATTAAGTGTATAGTCATCAGTAGAAGTATTGTAGGTAATATTATCTAAATCTACAAACCATCTTGCATCAGCTGTCGCATCTTCAGCAAAATTAAAAGAATCACTAATTTGAATATCCCAATCAGTTAACACTTGATTTACTGTTGTATTACTAGAATTAGCAACAGCATTCACAACAACATTTGAAATATCGCCTAAAGCATGTGAGGTAGGATTGTAGTTTCTATTTTCTTGTAACCAGTACTCTACCCATACACTAATAGGCAATCTTCCTAAATTAGCACTTATAAGAGTACAAGGTTCTCCATGATTAGTGCCTAATACATTAGCTACTTCATTTTCATCTACATAGTTAATATGAGATTCAACAGTAGGGAATCCTGTGTAGTAATGACCATCATCAATATACTGTACAAAGTCTTTAAGAGATTTAGCTACTGACTCCCCCCAAATAGCGTTATAGATAACTAGGTCAGGTAAACTAATATTGTTTACAACAGCAGAGTTAACTGCTTTTTTAGATAGTTTACTATCAACTATACTGGAATCAAAGAGGGCTTGGTTATAGACTTCGAATTGCTCAATTATCTGGTCTTCTGTATCAAAACCTAATAATTCAGCTATTCCTGAAACAACAGCTTCTACAATACCTACTACGGCATCTACAACTGCTTCTACGACATCAACGATAACATCAACGATGTCCTCAATGATATCAACTATGAAACTCATAGTTTTACCTCCCTACGTATTACGTAGGTTTTGCGTTTGATATAGTAGTGTTAATGTTATCTGTACCTGTTGTACCTAATACATCTACTCCTGATGAAGGAGTACCAGCTGTATTAACATTAACTGCCCATGCTTTTAGTACTGTGTCTAAAAACTTCTGGTCAGCATTCCATTTAAATCCCTTAGCTTGCTCACCATATAAAGTAGCTTGTTTGCCTAATACACTATCTGTGTTAGGTGCTGTTACTGTACTCTGTTGTGTTTGAGCAAACTCCGTAATCTTCTTTTGAACTAGTAGATCCACTTCAGCATTAGTTTTCTCTTTACCTAATGCAAATTGAACTGACTGTTGGAGCACTGTTTGCAGTGCTCCTAGGTACACCGTAGCATACTCTTTACCAGTGATTCTTCCTAGTTTAAATTGATTGTCTAATTGAGCATTTACAGTCTCCATTAAATCATCAAATACACCATCTCCTGTAACTACACCACTGGTAGTAGCTACATTACTAGTTAAATCACTGGTACTTATAGTCATTATGCATCACCTCTTGCTTTTTGAGATGCTGCTAATTCATCAAGTTCTGCTTGAGTTAGTGGGTCAAGAACTTGAACGTTATACATTTTAGCTTGATAAGGTTTAAGTTGCTTTTCACCATTAGGCATCTTTACGGGTTTAAATTTCTG